GGCTGGGTAAGGTATACTCCGGGCGAGCAGGCACCAGTGAATGAACTGAGGCGCCGTCGCAAGGAGTCTGAATGACCACCACTGCCGGGGACCAGATCAACGGGGCGCTGCGCCTGATCGGCCAACTAGCCGAGGGTGAGACGCCTTCCGCTGCTACGTCCCAGGACGCGCTCACTGCCATGAATCAGATGATTGATTCGTGGAGCACTGAACGTCTGGCGGTGTTCAGCACCCAAGACCAAGTGTTCAGTTGGCCTCCCGGCGCTATCAGCCGCACGCTTGGCCCGACCGGCGACTTTGTTGGCAACCGGCCAATTCTGCTAGACGACTCGACGTACTTTCGCGATCCCGCGAACAACATCTCGTTTGGCATCAAGATTCTCAACCAGCAGCAGTACAACGGTATTGCGGTAAAGACTGTGACCAGCACCTACCCACAGGTGATCTGGGTCAACATGACCTACCCCGACATCGAGATGTACATCTACCCGGTGCCAACCAAAGTGTTGGAGTGGCACTTTGTCTCGGTGTCTGAGTTGACCCAGCCGGCCACGCTGGCGACGGTGTTGTCCTTCCCGCCAGGCTATCTGCGGGCGTTCCGGTACTGCCTGGCCTGTGAGATCGCTGCTGAGTTTGGTGTCGAGCCATCGCCGCAAGTCTCGCGGATCGCCATGACATCCAAGCGCAACTTGAAGCGCATCAACAACCCGGATGACATCATGTCGCTGCCGTACAGCATCGTAGCTTCTAGACAAAGATATAATATTTTTGCAGGAAACTACTAAGTATGTTTAACCTGCCTGGAGCCGGAAATTAAGACCCCCATTCTAGGGCAGTCATACGTTGCCCGCAGCATCAACGCTGCGGACAACAGGCTCGTCAACCTGTTCCCCGAAGCCATCCCTGATGGCGGCAAGGAAGCCGGGTTCTTGAACCGCGCCCCAGGATTGCAGTTCCTCCAGACGGTCGGCACCGGGCCTATCCGGGGTTTGTGGGCGCACCAGACCAACGGGACGGACTTCTATGTTGTCTCGGGCATTCAGGTCTTCAAGCTCACCAGCACAACGGCAACGCCTGAACTGATTGGCTATGTGTCGGGCACAGGCCCAGTGTCCATCGCGGACAACGGCACCACCCTATTCTTTGCCTGCAACGGTCCTAGCTACACCTACCACGAACCAACAGGCTCGTTTGATGCGATCACCAGCCCCGACTTTGCCGGCGCTGTCACTGTCGCGTACATCGACCAACTGTTTGTCTTCAATGAGCCAAACAGTCAGAACCTGTGGTCTGTGGTCACGCAGACCCTGACCACGCCACCGGTGCAGATATACCCGCTGGTGTTCGACCCGCTGACGGTCGCCCCTGCGGATGGCTCTCCTGACGGTGTGGTGGCGATCAACGTAGACCACCGGCAGATGTGGGTGTTTGGTACTGACTCGGTCGAAGTTTGGTACAACGCTGGACTTACCGGGTTCCCGCTGACGCCTGTCCAAGGCGCGTTCAACGAGATCGGTTGTGCGGCTCCCTACTCGGTTGCCAAGCTCGACAATGCGCTGTTCTGGTTGGGCACTGACGCTCGCGGGCAGGGCATCGTCTACAAGAACAACGGCTACAGCGGCGTCAGAGTCTCGACCCATGCCATTGAGTACGCCATTGCTCAGTACGGCAACATCTCGGACGCGGTAGCCTACACCTACCAGCAAGAGGGCCACGCCTTCTACGTCCTGAACTTCCCGTCTGCCAGCAAGACCTGGGTCTACGATGTGTCGGTGCAAGCCTGGCACGAACGCGCCAGCGGCAACGAAGGTCAGTACCGGCACCGGTCAAACTGCCAGTGCAACTTTGGCGGCACGATCATTGTCGGCGACTTTGAGAACGGCAACATCTACTCGTTCGATCTGGATGTCTACGCCGACAACGGTCAGATTCAGCGGTGGCTGCGGTCATGGCGGGCGCTGCCTACCGGCCAGAACAACCTGAAGCGCACGGCGCATCACTCGCTGCAACTCGACGCCGAGACTGGCGTAGGGTTGAACGGCATCGATCCGTCAGCGCCGGAGGTGCCCCTGCTGGCCCAGACGTATCTCTTGCCATCGCTTATATCCGAGGCGGGCGATAAGCTGATAAGCGAGTCGGGGGACTACGTTGTAGCCACGCTACTGGGCGGGACTGAAGACTTATTGACGGAGTCTGGGTTAGACATCCTCGCGTCTGTAGCTACGGTCCAAGGAGTCAACCCGCAAGCTATGCTGCGCTGGTCGGACGATGGTGGCCACACTTGGTCGAACGAGCACTGGCGCTCAATGGGCGCTATCGGTCAGTACGGCTACCGCACCATCTGGCGGCGGTTGGGCATGACCGAGAAGCTCCGGGACCGGGTCTACGAGGTGTCGGGCACTGACCCGGTGAAGATCGCCATCATGGGCGCTGAACTGTTCATCACCCCGACCAATGCTTAATCTCACCCAAGTCCCGGCGCCGCGTGTGCCTCTCGTTGATGAGCGCACCGGGCTGGTGTCAACGCAGTGGTTTCGGTTCTTCAATGGGTTGTACGCAATTGTTGGGGAAAACCAGAACACCCTTCAGCCAGTCAACGGCGGCACGGGCGTGTCGACTACACCAACCGATGGGCAGTTGCTCATCGGCAATGGCGCAGGCTACGCACTCAACACGCTGACGCCAGGCGCCGGCATTGGGGTGACCAACGCCGCAGGCAGCATCACCCTTGCCAACACGGGCGTTCTGTCCTGGGCTGGCGGCGTCACCGGCTTGACCCCGGCTGCGCCAACCACCGGCGCGGTCACCCTAGCTGGAGTGCTCAACGTCGCAAGCGGCGGCACCAGTGCATCTACAGCCAGCATCGTCTCGTTCAACAATATCACCGGCTTTGCGGCAACCGGCGCGACCGGCACGACCAGCACAAACCTGGTTTTCTCAACTTCGCCGACAATCACCACACCGGTTATCAACGGATTCACCGGCAACACAAGCGTGGTAAACATTGGCAGCGGCCAGTTTTTTAAGGCAACCAGCGGTAGCATTGGCCTGGGCACCATTTCGCCAAATGCGTCGGCGATATTGGACGCACAATCAACCACCCAAGGCGTGCGTTTTCCCAACATGACTACGGTAGAAAAAAACGCCATTGGCACCCCGGCCGCCGGCTTGGTTGTGTTCGACACCACGCTTGCCAAGCTCTGCGTTTACTCTGGCGCGGCCTGGCAAACCATCACATCCGTCTAAGGCTACGCCATGAGCGCAACTCTTTCTCCCCCTCCAAAGTTGCAGTTCTTCACTGCTGGCGGCATCCCGCTGGTCGGTGGGCACCTGTACACCTACGCGGCAGGCACCACCACTCCTTTGGCGACCTACACCGACGCTAGCGGCACCACGCAGAACCCGGTGGACATCGAACTTGACGCCCGAGGCGAGGCGCCCAACGGCGTGTGGCTGAACGGCGCATCGTACAAGTTCGTGTTGGCGTCTGCTGACGCGCCTGCGGTTCCCATCTGGACCGTCGACAACATCGAAGCGCAAGAGGCTATCAACGATCTTCTTGCGTTTGAGGCACTGTTGGCCGGCAGCACAGGCTCGACTCTGGTTGGCTTCACGCAGACCGGGCCAGGCACCACACGCACGGTCCAGAGCAAACTGAGCGACTCCTACAGCGTGGCTGACTTCGGGTTCTCTACGAGCGCCAGCGCCGCCGCCAACACCACGGCATTCGCCAACGCTTGGAACATCTCTCGCCAACTGACCATTCCGGCCGGAACCTACAACGTCACCAGTCTGCCCAACTTTGCGATACGCGGCGCTCGCATCCAAGGCATTGGGCGGGTGGTGCTCAACATCACTGGCGCTGGGCCAGGCATCACGATTGACGCTGGCGCTGCCCCGTCCACCACAGTGGTGCAGGACATCGTCATCGACAACTTGACAATTGATGGCGTCAACTCGGCGTCTGGCAACGTCGGCGTCTTCATCCGAGGCATCACGCACAGCCAATTCAACCGCCTGCGCCCGATCAATTGGATTGGCTCGGCGCTGTATTGCCAGTTCATGGTGTCCAACTCGTTCTACGACTTCTGCTACTCGGGCAACGAGCCTGGCATCACTGTTCTGACAAGCATTGGTATTTCGCTCACAAATCGCAACGCTTTGGATGCGTGCTCCAATTGCACTTGGATCAACCCTGTCATCGAAGGCACACAGGCCAACGGGATTGCCGCAGATGCCGCCATTGCCAACACTTTTGTCGGCGGCACGATTGAAGGCAATGGCTACACCACTGGCTACGGCGGCATTTTTCTTGGCGCAAACACTGCTGAGAACAGTTTCATTAACACGGATTTAGAACAGAACGGGATTAGCGGCGATGCCACTACGTTCCACATAAAGAACGCTGGCATCCGCAACTCGTTCATCAACATTTTTGCGGATAACGTTCTAAGCCCGCTGGTGTGGATAAATGGCGGCAACAGCACAAACATTCTGGGCGGGCAAATTGGAGACCTGAAGATTGACGCGGGCGTCAAAAACACGGTTGCCACTGCAATGGCGTACAACGGCACGATCACGGATGCCGGCACCGATACCCGGTTCATCCAGCGTTACGCCATAACCAGCGCAACAACTCTGCCCGACTCCTACGTCACCAAGAACACTTGGACGCCGACTGTTGCCGGCATAACGGTTGTTGGCACTCCGACGTACACCGGCACTTTTGAGCGCATCGGTGACTTTGTCAGCTTCACGATCCGCGTGACCAGCACCACCAGTACCGCAGCCACGGCGGGCACGACCACCTTCAGCACGCCGACTTCGACCGTTGTGGCAGGCACTTGCGTTGCGGCCTCGGGCGTCACAGCGCTTGGCCTTGGCACTGGCCTAGTCAGCAGCAGCCTGATCTATGTGCCGACCTGGGCGGCAAGCGCCGACGTTGTCATCACTGGTCAATACTTCGCAGCATAAGGAGCCATCATGGCCGGCGTCAAAATATCAGACCTTCCTGCAGCCGGTGCAATCACCGGCACTGAGCTTGTCGCAGTGGTGCAGGGCGGCGTCACCAAGCAGTCAACGGTTACCGCCACGCAGACCACCGTATCTGGCGGCACTACCGGCCTGACCCCGGCGACCGCAACCGCCGGCGCCGTTACGCTTGCTGGCACCTTGGCAATCGCCAATGGCGGCACGAACGCTACCGCAACGCCTGCGGCGGGCGCTGTGCCTTATGGCACCGGCACCGCCTACGCATTCTCTGCTGTCGGCACCTCGGGCCAGGTTCTGCAATCGAACGGCGCAAGCGCCCCAACCTGGGCAACGGTAACAGGGACTGGCACTGTCACCAGCGTAGCGGCTACCGTACCGGCGTTTCTGAGCGTCACCGGGTCGCCAATCACTACCGCTGGAACGCTCGCCCTTGCCTACTCCGGCACGGCGATCCCGGTGGCCAACGGCGGCACAAATGCCATCATCGCCAGCATTGCATCGTTCAACAACATCACTGGCTACACCGCTGCCGGGGCCACGGGCACCACAAGTACCAACCTAGTCTTTTCGGAGTCTCCGTCGCTTACCGGCACTGTTGCCATTCCTACCAAAATCCTTGTCGGTGGCCCCACCACCAGCGCTTTCAATTACGGCATCCAGGCTTACGGCTCGGCGGCAAACGGCACCGCAAATTCTTTCAACTGGCAGTTTTCCAACGATGCAATTGCAGGGTCGCTGTTGTTCGTCAAGTCTCGCGGGGCTACGGCAACCGCCGCCACAATAGTTCAGGCCGGTGATGGTCTTGGGGCGATCTCTTTTGCCGGCACCAATGGCACCTCGGCGCTGGGCGTGGCGGCTATCAGCGCGTCAATTGATACCGTTGGCTCAGTCAGCGCCACCTCGCTGCCGTCGATACTGACCTTTGCAACAACGCCCACAGGCACAACCACTGGCGTAAACCGCATGGCGATCAACAGCGCGGGCAATATCGGCTTCAACGCCTTGTCATGGGGCACATCAGCAGTAGGCGTCATCGCCATCGGCAACGGCACCGCGCCTTCTACATCCCCAGCAAGCATGGGCCAACTCTACGTCGAGGCCGGCGCTCTCAAATACCGGGGCTCATCGGGCACCGTCACCACGATTGCAGCAGCATGAAAACTCCAGCCTGGCAGCGCAAGGAAGGCAAGAACCCCGAGGGCGGCTTGAACGCCAAGGGCCGCGCCTCGTATAACAAGGCCAACCCCGGCAAGCCTGGGTTGAAGCCACCGCAGCCCGAGGGTGGGGCACGCAAGGACTCGTTCTGCGCCAGGATGGGCGGCGTGCCTGGCCCGATGAAGGACGCCAAGGGCGAACCTACCCGCAAGGCGCTGGCGCTGAAGAAGTGGAAATGCTGATCCATCACCACTTCAGTTCAGGTGTGTACGCCAAGGAGGCGCGCATCCCTGCGGGCTACTTGTGCGTACAGCACAAGCACAAGTTCGACCACCTGTCTATCTTGGCTACCGGGTCGGTTGAACTGTTGGTTGATGATAAAGTATCGGTTGTTCACGCTCCTGCGTGCTTGACGATTGAAGCGGGGAAAGTGCATAGCATCCGCGCCATTACAGACGTGATGTGGTACTGCATCCACGCCACCGATTGCACCGACATCAAATCTGTCGATGAAGTCTTGATAGAGGAGCATTAACGTGCCTTTCGCCTTCCTTATCCCCGCTGCTGCCAGCCTCATCGGCGGCAAGATGTCTTCCGACGCCGCGTCCGATGCCGCTGCTCAAGCCAACGCTCAGAACCAAAGAGGGCTTGATCTTCAGCGGGAGATGTTCGACGAACAGAAGCGTCTCTCAGAACCGTATCGCCAGGCCGGCCTGACTGGTCAGAACCGACTGATGGAGATGCTGGGGCTAGGCGGCGACACAGGCGCAGCGGGGTATGGCAGGTACGCCAAAGACTTCAGCATGCAGGACTACCAGCAAAACCCCGGCTATGCCTTCCGGTTGAGCGAAGGGCTGAAGCAGTTGGGTAGTCAAGCCCGCGCCCAAGGCGGCGCTGGTGGTGGCCGTACGATGATGGGGATGCAAAACTACGCGCAAGGTCTTGCCTCGCAAGAGTACGGCAACGCCTTCAACCGCTACCAGACCAACCGGCAGAACCAACTGGCACCGTTGGGTAGCCTGATGTCGTCCGGTCAGGCGGCAGCGGTTGGGCAAGCTGGCCAAGCAGGCCAGTACGGCGCCAACGCAAGCAATATGCTAAGTCAGATGGGCGTCAATACTGGCGGCGCTACCCTTGCTGGTAGTTCAGCGTACGGTAAAGCAATCGGGGATATTGGCGCGCAGTTCGGACGAAGCCCGCCAAATTTTAACAACATGTTTGGCGGCGGCGTACCTTACGAGGGGACTTACTAATGGCTGCTCTTGATTTCTCCCAGCTTACGTCGCAGCCAAGTTTTGGAGAGCGATACGC